TGTCTTATTTTTTTTTTTTTTTTTAAGCAATAGACGGCATACGAGATTCCTCTACGTCTCTTGGGCTCGGAGATGTGTATAAGGGACGGTACTAAATGGGTGGCAGTTGTTTTGCAACGCCAACCACTACCGCATCAAGGCGACCGCCAAGCCTGACCCGCACCGTCTTGTGGAGCCCTTCACCTACCGCCGTAGCCTGTGGGTTGGCCCTCAGAAGTCGGGTAAGTCGCCGCTCGCGGCGGCGGTTGCGCTCGCGGAAGGTGTCGGCCCGGCGATGTTCGCCGGGTGGGCGCATGAAGGCGACGTGTACAGGTGCGCGGACCACGGGTGCGGTTGTGGATGGGAGTATTGGTATGAGCCGGGGGAGGCCATGGGCCGCCCCCGTGACAAGAGCCTGATCGCCCTCCTGGCTTTCGCCGAGGACCAGACCAGGAACGTCTACGAGCCCTTGCAGGCCATGATTAAAAGCGGACCGCTCGGTGACTTCGTGCGCGTGCGCGAGGGCTTCGTGCGTTTGCCGAATGAGGGGAAGATCGTGCCCGTCACGTCGGCGGCGCGCTCCAAGCTCGGCCAGCCATTCACCTGTGCTATCGCGGACGAGTCGGGCCTCTACACGCCACAATCGGGCGTGCTAAATACGTGGCAAACGATTCGCAGAGCGGTCGCCGGTATGCAGGGCCGCACCATCGAGCTGACAAACCCGTGGGACCCCATGGAGGACAGCGCCGCCCAGCAGGCCTACCAGTCGAGGGCGCGGGACATCTTCAAGTTCTACGAAAAACCCCCGCTCGACTGGGATTACACGAAGAAGGCCGACCGCTCTAAGATTCACCGTTTCGTGTACGCCTCGTCCCCGTGGGTGGACCCCAAGGCGATTGACGCCGAGGTTGACGAACTCATGGAAACCGATCCCACGCAGGCCGAGCGATTCTTCGGCAACCGCCTCGTGCAGGGCAAGGGCTCGTATCTCACGGAGAAGGTGTGGGATCGTCAGACCCGCGACACCCAGCCTGAACCGGGCTGTGAAATCGCCCTGGGCTTTGACGGTTCGCGGTCGGGTGACTGGACGGCCATTCGCGCCGAAACAGTGGACGGACTCAGGTTCACCCCCACGTACGGGCCCGACCAGCGGCCCACCGTGTGGAACCCCGAGGAGTGGCCCGAAGGGCGCATCCCGCGCGGTGAGGTGGACGCAGCGGTCGCCGAACTCATGGACCGCTACACCGTTCAACGCTTCTACTGCGACCCGAGGCACTGGGAAACCCAGATAGACCACTGGGAGAACCTATATGGGGACTACGTGGTGGTGCAGTGGCCCACGAACTCGATCACACGCATGTTCGCGGCCCTGGTGCGGTTCCGTGAGGACCTCGCCGAAGGCCTCACCACCCACACCCCGGACGAGACCGCGAAGCTATGCGCGCTCCACGCCCGGAAGGTCGCCAAACCCGGCGACAAATTCATCCTCGGCAAACCAGCCGAGCACATGAAGATCGACGTACTTATGGCCGACATCCTGGCTCACGAGGCCGCGGCGGATGAGCACGCCGAAGGCTGGGAGACCGGCGGCGCTATCACCTTCGCATGGTAAAGGACACCGCATCGTATGACTGACCAGATCACCCGCGACGAGGCGCGCCTGCTCGCTGAAGCTGAGAACGCCCTGAACACCACGGCACCCGCCGACCGCAAGCACCGCGCCTATTACGAGGGCCGCCAGACGCTTCAGCACCTAGGCCTGGCCCTGCCCCCGTCCCTGCGCACCCTCGAAACCGTCGTCAACTGGCCCCGCGTCGTGGTCGACACCATCGAGGAACGCCAGGACGTGCGCGGCATCATGGTCCCCGCCCATCCCGAGGTCGCTGAGGATCTTCGCGCCATGATCGACGCGAACGACCTCGAAGCCGAGCTCTGCAAGTGGAAGCGCGACCGGCTCATTTATGGGCGCGCTTACCTGTCCGTCGGCGTCGGCGACCAGGAGGGCGACTACCCCATCATTTGCGTTGAATCCCCAAGGCAAATGACCGTCAAGTATGACTATCGGCGCAAGACGATCACGCACGCCGTGCGCATCGTCGCCGACCAGGCAGCCGACGGCACGCAAACCAGGTACGCGACGATCTACACACCCGATACGACCACCACCTACGCGACGGTGGGCGGCTCGTGGCGCGTCGTGGACCGCGACCAGCACGGCCTCGGCGTCGTCCCCGTCATCCCGTCTTTCAACCGTCAGATGACGGGCGAAACGACCGGGCACTCGGAGATGGACGACATCATGGGCGTGACGGACGCCGCCGCCCGCGCAATCACGCAGATGCAAGCCGCCCTTGAGACGAACGCCGTCCCGAAGCGAATCATCATGGGCGCCAAGCGCTCAGACTTCGCAGACCCAAGCGCCTGGACGAACTACTTGAATCCCTTCGTGGCCTTGCAGAACGCGGGCGCGAAGGTTACGCAGCTTGCCCCCGGCGAACTGAGCAACTTCCACAGCACCATTGAGCTGTACGGGAAGCTCGCCGCCTCCCTGACGGGCTTCCCCGCCCGCTATTTCGGCCTCATCACGACCAACCCGCCCGCCGAGGGCGCTATCCGTGCTGAGGAATCGAAGCTGGTGAAGCGTGTGGAGCGCGTCAACGCTGAGTGCGGCGCCGCCCTGTCCCGCGCGCTGACAATCGCGGCACGCATCATGGGGCACACGGTCCCCATGGGCGCCGTGAATGTCGCATGGCATGACCCGGCTACCCCGACGTTCAGCCAGAAGGCGGACGCGTTGCAGAAGCTCGCGGGCGGCAAGCCACTCATCAGCCGCGAGGGCGCGTGGGACGAGCTCGGCTGGGACGACGCCCGCAAAGAGACGGAGCGCGCCTATCTGCGCGAGGAGGAAACCGATCCCGACCTCCTGCGACTGCTCGAAAAGACGACCCCCGCGCTGACCGACGACGACCTAGACACGGACCATGGCATCGATACCGCCCGCGATTAGGCACCATTACGGGCTGGTCCGTGAGCAGGAGGCCCGCGCCCTCGCCGTAGCGACCAGCCGGTGGCGCAAACTAGGTCCCGGATATATCGGCCTGGCCTGGGAAGAACACATCCCCGCCGTTGTGTCAGCGGTGACGGAAGCTCAGCGCACGGCGGCGGCAAGCGCCCTAGTCAGCGGCGCCCTAGCCCTCGGCGAACAAGGTACCTGGGCGGCCCCTGACGGCCTCGTGGACGTGGACGCGTTCGCCGGTGCGGCGGGCGACGGGCGCAGGCTAGAGAAACTGCTAAATGTGCCAGCTCGGACAACGCGCAGGCTATTCGGCCAGGGTATGGACGCTGCGCAGGCCCTCGAGGCCGGCGAACGGCAACTGACCATGATGGTTCTAACGGAGATCGCTGACGCTGGCAGGGGCGCGGCGGGTGTGCAGATCGCAGCCAGGCCGCGAACGGGCTACGTGCGGATGCTGAACATGCCATCGTGCAGCCGGTGTGTGATCCTCGCAGGCCGCTTTTACCGTTGGAATCAAGGGTTTTTGCGCCATCCCCGGTGTGACTGCAAGCATGTGCCGACCATGGCAGCAGACCAAGCCGAGGCATTCGCAAATGGTCTGCTCGACGACCCGTACGAGGCTTTCAACCGAATGAGCGAAGCTGAGCAAAACCGGGTGTTTGCGAAGGCAGGCGCGCAGGCCATCCGTGACGGCGCAGACATTTTTCAGGTCGTCAACGCGCGGCGACACATGGCCTACCGTGGGGCTTTCACTAACGAAGGCGTCACTCGTTTTGGTTGGGCTGGGCAGCTATTGCGGCGTGGCCAGCGGCGGCCAACACCTGAGACGATCTACCGCCTGAATCCGAACCGTGAGCAGGCCGTCGAGGCGCTGCGCACTTACGGGTACATCACCGGGCGCGGGCAATTGTCCTCTGGTGTGATTCGTGGCTATCGCGAAAGCAGAAGCACGAACATGATGTCGGTCCTCACCGCCGCTGAACGCCGTGTCTTTATCGCGACACGCGACTGGCGAGACGTGCAGCGCGGCTTCAACCCCTGGACGCCGCGCGCGCAGGAACGCCACGGCGGCGCACGGGTCGGCGGCGCTGACTACCCCCTCACCCCGAAGATCGCCGCCGAAGTCGAGGCCCGCTACTACGCGGCCATTGCAACCGACGGCGAACTGACCAGGATGCGCGCCCTCCTGCGTGCCTCCCGCTAAGCCACCGACTCGCGCCGCGACGGCGCGGGCGGTCCCCTCGAGTGATTCGAGAAAGGAAAACACACCCAATGCCCACCGACACCAACGCAGCCGACGCGCAGGCCACCAACACGGAGACGACGGACACCGCAACCGCTGAGGAAACCCTCAACGAGGGCGGCGTCAAGGCCCTACGCGCCGAACGCGACGCCCGCAAGGCCGCCGACGCGCGCGTCAAGGACCTCGAAGCCCAGGTCGCCGCCCTGACCGTCAACCTCGACGAAGCCAAGGCCAACGCGGCCACAGCATCGGAGCAGGCTGCGACGCAGGTCGCAGAACTGCAGGCGAAGCTCGCCCGCGCCGAGGTCATTCACACGATGCACGTCCCTGACGCGCTGGCCGACTTCCTGCAGGGCAGCAACACGGAGGAGCTCACGGCGTCCGCTGAGAAGCTCCTGGCCGCGATTCCCGCACCGGCCCCGGCCTCTGACGCGGCTCCCGCGCCGCTGGCTATGCGTCCCGACCCGTCGCAGGGCGGCGCGCCCGAACCGGCGACGACCACGGACGCGCTGACGGCAATGCTGATCGGCGCGGTCGGCGGGCGCTGACATCTGAGCAGCCCACCCCCACCACCACAATCTCACGCTCGAAGGGAGCACCCACAATGGCAATCACCAACCCCAAGAAGCTCGCCGATTTTAACGGCTTCATCCGACCGGAACTGGCGGGCCCGATTTTCGACGAGGCCGCCAAGGGCTCGGCGGCTATGTCCCTCATGAAGAAGGTTCCGCTCGGCGCGAGCGGCCAGGCCTTCCCCATCGTGACGGGCAAGCCCAGCGCCAACTGGACCGCTGAGGGCGAGAAGAAGCACACCACCGAGGCTTCCCTTGGCCTGGTCACCATGCAGCCGAAGAAGCTGACGGCAATCGCCGTGGCCTCGCAGGAGGTTATTCGCGCGAATCCCGGCGGCTACAGCGAGACGCTCGCTACCCTGCTCGCCGAGGCTTTCGCCCGCGCGTTCGACCTCGCGGTGTTCCACAACAAGGGCGGCGACGGCGCTGGGACCGGCCCGTTCGGCACCTCCCTGTCGGCCACGACCAAGGCCGTCACCCTCGGCGCCACCGCCGGCGCGAACACCTACGACGACCTCGTCAAGGCAATGGGCCTGAACCTGCAGGGCACCCCCAAGAAGCAGGTCAACGGCTTTGCTTTCGACACCTCGTTCGAGGTGGACCTCCTCACCACCAAGGACGCGTCGGGCCGCCCCCTGTTCGCCGAGGCCTCCTATGACGGCCTGATCCCCGCCCTGCGCTCGGGCTCTATCCTGGGCCGCCCGTCCTACCTGCACGAAAACGTTGGTAACGACAAGACGGTCGGTTTCGCGGGCGACTGGACCAAGGCCGCGTGGGGCACCGTCGGCGGCATCACCATGGACGTGTCCACCGAGGCGACCGTCACCATTGGTGGCCAGCTGGTCTCTCTGTACGAGCAGAACCTCGTCGCCATCCGCGCCGAGGCCGAGTACGGTTTCGCGCTCGCCGACAAGGAAGCGTTCGTCAAGATCGCCCGTAAGTGACCGACATCGTTCACTTGATTAGCCCGGCGGGTGTCCACGTCGCCGTGCCCGTGAGTCAACTCACCTTGTGGGAGCGGCTTGGGTACGAGCGGCGCCCGCCCGCCGGGCAACCCACCAACGACGAGTGAAAGGCGGCCCCCGCGTGGCCTACGCGACCGTAATCGACGTGGCGACCACGCTAGGCCGCCCGATCACCGACCCGGACGAACAGGCACAGATCACCAACTGGATCGGCAAGGTGGAGCGCATCATCAGCGCCCGCCTCGGCGACCTGGGCAGCCTGGACCGTCAGATCCTCGCCGACGTCATCAGCGAGGTCGTAGCACGCCGTGCCCGCAACCCTGACGGCAAGCGGAATGAGCGGATCGACGATTACAGCTACACGCTAGATGCGGCGGCGTCCGCTGTGGAGCTGACCCTCACCGCCGACGAGTGGGCGCGGTCTCCT